CAGACTCATTAAGTAATTCTGCTATTTTCATTGTTTTGGGGTTCCGTCCGGATTATGGGTTTTTCCGTATTGCCTGAACCAGGCTTTCTTTGTTGCTGGATGGAGAGGCATTTTTCTTACATTTTGTGGTGCAGTAATTCCTGCTGTTGCAGTTGCTTGTGCCGGTTGTGATTTTGTTATATCTGCCGTACTTAATCCACCTCTATTGGGGTCAAGTATTGTGCTTGGTTTTTTGGTTGTTGCTATTGTTTGTGTGGGGGCTGTACCTAATGCCGCCACTAATTGTGAATTAAAAGTTGTATCTTGTTTTCGTTTATCTGCAAATGGATGGCTTGGATCGTCAATACCAGGAAATTTATGTTGTGGTTCTCCAGTAACTGGATGATTTGGTGATTTTAAAGCCGCTGTATAGTAATACCCTCCCGGATCCATAATAGCATTATTAAAAGATGTTTCTGAATCAAAATATGCACCTTTAGCATATTGAGGTTGCATATCGCTTCTGACCCATTTTGTTATACCTGATGCTTCATTTATTATTTCACGAATTCTCATATTAGTAGTCTATATCTTTCTTAAGAACTAATTTGCTTCCATCTTTACCAGAAACTTGAAACATTTTTGAACCAAGGGCACGTGAACGAAGTAACTCTTGAACTGCACTTTTTTGAGCCATGTTATCACTAGGAAATGCTTGTTTAATTTTTGCCATTGTACCTGAACTTACTTCAAATGATTTTGCTTTTCCATCTTTTCCTAATAAATCACGTTGAACTTTTGGGCTTTTAATTTGTAATACGTTGCTGGCTGGGCCTTTATCTGACGTACCAAATTTGTCTATTGTTCCTGCTTTTTTAGCGGATTTTACTTTTGCTTGTTGAGCTTTATTAAGTGCTTTACCGTAATGTGCTTGAGACATTGCTTTACGTGTACCAGGACCAACCAATCCATCAGGCTTTAAACCTAATTTTGATTGCATTGCTTTTACTGCTTTTAGGGTTCCTCGTCCAAAAATACCATCTGGATTACCAGTATCAAAACCCATTAAATTCATTGCTTTTTGCATTGCTTTGACATCAGCGCCACGTGAACCACGTCTTAATGTGCGTGTTTTTGCTGGAGCAGGTGGTTTCATAATTGATGCGACAGCATTACTGGGTGCGGTTCCTGGAATGAAATCGCCTTTGTCATCACGTTTTCCTCTATAATGTTGGCCTATTGCACCACCAGTTACATCGGCGGCAACGCTACTAAGTACTTTTCCTGTCCAATTAGAAAAATTATCCCACCAACCTTCATTTAATTGTTGTTCAACAATTACATCACGTATTAACATAAACGTACCTCTATTAAGATTTCGTTGCAAGTATTTATTCTAATAAATAATATTGAGGTTATATGGAAATACGAATTGGAGTAGCAAATGCCTAGAATTAGTTTATGGCGACCAAATAAATCAAACGATTTTAAATATTTTGATAGAGCCGCACAAGAACAGTTTGAAATGGGCGGTACTGGAATATTTGTTCACAAATATATTGGTCCAGAAACAATTGACGAAGAAGGTGCTGGTGAGCTCACCATTCAAGATGTTCTTTTCCAAGAAAATAGAACTAGAAAATACACGGATGAAGTATATGAACTAAGAGGATCATATCAAGTACAAGATTCTGACTTTGATCTTACTCAGTTTGGCATATTTTTAACCGGTGATACACTTTTTATTACATTCCATTTATCAAATATGGTTGATCTTATGGAACGTAAATTAATGACGGGTGATGTATTAGAATTACCACATTTAATTGAAGAATATGGATTAGATGCTGACGCTGATCCAATTAAAAAGTTTTATGTAGTGCAAGAAGGAAATAGACCAGCAGAAGGGTTTAGTCCAACTTGGTATCCTCATTTATGGCGTGTAAAATGTACACCATTAACAGATTCACAAGAATACAGAGATATATTTGAAAAAGAAGATGGTGCGGTTAGTGTTAGAGAAACTTTAGATGCGATTGCTGAAGCAAATGTATTAGATGCAAGAGAAGATAACCCAACTGGCAAACGATACACAGGGCATTTGGAATATACTGGCATGGCACACGGTCCGGTAGACTCTACATATACACAAAAAATTCATTCAATGACAACATTCCCTTTAAATGCTGGTGAGGGGACACGAGTTATACGGACAGACATGCATCCACAAACATTATATGAAAAGCAAGGAAATGTGTGGGTACCAATTGAAGTAAATGCACCTACGCCAAGTCCAGAAAGTGAAATGTTTACTGCATCAGATTATATTAATGACAATAGTACTATTACTAATAGTGACGGCAGTACATTTGAGACTGTCCAAGGACTTAGTAATGTTATAAAACCTAAAACGGATATATAATGGATTATTGGTACGACGCACAACTGCGAAAGTTTATAAAACAATTTATGGCGATTTTTAGTACTTTTAGTGTTAAAATATCTGAAGACGCCGCCACCCAAGTAATGCGAAAACTTCCTACAGTATACGGTGGATCATCGCGAATGGTGCAAAATATTATTCGTAACAATTCCGAAAATATGGCAAATACTGTTCCAATGATGTCATGTTATGTTCAAGACTTACAACCAAACGCAGAATATAGGTTAAATCCACATGGTTCAGATACTGTATATGCAATAGAAAAAGAATTTGATGAAGACACACAAACATATACAGACGGACCTGGTAATAGGTATGCAATTAAAAGGCTAATGCCAGTCCCATATTTGCTTACAATGAATTTAGACATTGCAACAAGTAACACAGAACAAAAACTGATGATACTTGAACAAATTTTAGTATTATTCAATCCTGCTATTAATTTGCTTAGTAATGATAACGTATTTGATTGGGCATCACTAACGTATGTAGAATTGACTGGTATAAGTTGGTCATCAAATGCCATTCCAGTTGGAACAGAAGAAAATATAGATATTTCTACATTGACTTATACAATGCCTATATACTTAGGTGCACCAAGTAAAGTTAGTCATCAGAAACTTATTCATACTATTATTGCAAGTATTGCGGCTGCCGCTGATGGTTCAGAAATAGCGGAATTTAAAGCAAATCAAACAACACCAAGTTACCCTGCCGGATCAACTGTTATAACTGGCAAACACATGCAAATAACTTATGAAAATGGTAGAGTTACTTTAAAAGACTCAGTTAGCCTTGGTGGAGCAACCTTAGCATGGTTAGAAGTATTAAAGCAATATGGAAAATTTGTTAGTGGATCAAGTCAACTTAGATTAAGAGTAGGTGAAGATCCGCTTGATGATACTGCCGATATAATTGGTCTCTTAACAGATACTGGTGATGCAAATTCATTGGCATTTGCGGCTGATGCAGACAGTTTACCATCAAATAGTCAGGGTTCAATAGACATGTATATTGATCCAAGTGTAAATTATCCTGGCGATGGAACATTACCAGCCAGTGTAAGTGGACAAAAATATCTTGTATCTGCTGGCGTAACTAACGACTCAAATTGGGGTGGTTTAACATGTAGTACAAATGATATTATTACATTTACAACATCCTGGACAGTTAGTTTTGATGCAAGTGCAACAACATCTGGCATCGAAACTGTTTATAATAGTGCAAGTACCCAACAATTATCATTCAATGGAACAACTCAAACATGGGCGATTACCGGTCAAGGAACATATAGTGATGGCTTCTGGAGAATCTACTTATAAAGAAGCACTAGGTGCAATGATCGTGTCCTCAAAGACTAGTAGAATGTTATTACAACTACGTTCACGACATAAAGTCTGGGGGTTTTTTGGCGGAAAGAAAAAAGTAAACGAAACAAACAAAGAAGCCCTTACCCGTGAAATTATGGAAGAGACTGGTATTGATGCTACCGCCCATAAGATTGTTCCAATAAATTGCTACACAATAGAAAATAAAGACTTCAAATATCATAGTTTTGCAATTATCGTTGATGATGAATTTACGCCTAAATTAAACGGGGAAAGTGCAGGGTATTGTTGGGTTAAAATTGATGCATACCCCAAGCCACTTCATGTTGGTGCTAAACTTGTTCTTTATGACAAATTAAACAAGCAAAAAATAAAAAGTCTTTTATAATATTATACTTCTGCGTTAAATGTAAAA